ACCCTCCCGCGCAACTATCAAAAGCTTGATGGCAAAAGTGTTCTTGACCTCATGAAAACAGGCGATAAAGTAGTTATAAATCTTGGCTATAACGGCGACCTTATAGAGGAGTTTACAGGGTATTTGCAAAACATTGAAAGCGGCGCCCCCCTGAAGCTTACAATTGATGATGAAATGTATCCGCTGAAGCGGAATAGCTGGTGTAAAACATTCGCTAAAATAAGCTTGAAAGAGCTTTTAAAGTACGTTGCAAGCGGTTATCAAATCGAATGCCCGGACGTAAGCTTGGGAGCGTTTCAAATCAGTAACGCAAGCTCATATGAGGTACTTACCTCAATACAGCGCGATTACGGCTTTTTCACCTACATAAAAAACAGTGTTTTATACTGCCAGTGGCCCTATGATGTTCGCGGTACCGGAACTATCCACGATTACACACTTTACCAGTACCCGGTTAAGCAAAATAATCTAAAGTACTCCCGCGAGCAGGATAAGAAAATACGGGTAAGGGTCACCAGTGAGCAGGGAAAGGGTAAAAAACTGACCTACGAAACCGGCGCTAAAGAGGGCGAAGGAAGCCTTAACATTATGAGCATCCCGGGCCTATCGCAAAGCGAAATTGAGACTTACGCAAAAAGCTGGTATAAAACCCTGGCTTTTGATGGCTACTCCGGTTCAATTACCGGCTTTGGAAGCCCTCAAACAAAACCCGGCGACACCCTTAAGATCACCGACCCGGATGAGGATATTTCCGGCAATTATTTGATTGAATCAGTGCGCATAACCTACGATCTGAAAGTTGGCTTTGAGCGCGAAAACAAAATAAGCTACAAAGTATGAGCCTCGAAAAAACTATAGCCGCCGCAATTGAGAAAGCCGCAAAGCGGACTATTCCCGTTTTGATTACAGAGGGAATCGTAAGCGTTGTTGACAGAGCTAAGCGCACCTGCAATGTTACCCGCGAAGGACTGCCCGAACTGCTCAACGTTCGCCTTAACAGCATCAGCGAGCCAGGCAAGAATGTAATCACCATATACCCAAAAAAAGGCTCAGCGGTATTGTGCGCCCTGGTCGAAAATCAGCAAACCGATTGTGTAGTAATATCAGCAAACAAAATTGAAGAGCTGGCCGGCGAAATAAGCGGGCTCAAACTATCCTGGACAAGGGATGGAATAATCATAAACGACGGCAATAACGGCGGCTTAACAATCACTCCGGAGCTGCGCAAACAGCTTGACAGGAATAGCGCAAGAATCGACAATGTGATTGAAATACTTAAAACCTCGATTACAAGCGTAAGCCTGCAACCAAATCCGGCTTGGGTTGGTATAGTAACTCCGCTTCTTGAAGCGCTGCAAAAGGAAGACTACTCAGGCATTGAAAACAAAAAAGTAAAGCACTAATGGCAAGAACAGATATCATGCTTAACGAAGCCGGTGACCTCGATATAATCGACGGTGACTTCGTAGTATCTGAATCAGACGCGCAGAACGTTGAGCTTCTCCTGAGTGCGACAAAAGGAAGCCTCAGGCAGTACCCAGAAATGGGCGTTGGGCTTGCTAATTATGTTAAGAAGCAAAATACATCGCTGGCCGAAATGAGGCGCAGCATTGAAGTTAACCTGAAGGCCGATGGCTACCAGGTTAACAAGTTAAAGGTTGATGGCTCAGGTGAATTCAAAATTGATTACGAACCAAACTACGAATCGTAATGTGGATAGAAATAATTTCAATTCTATTTGGCTCCGGGGGGGTGCTATATGGAGCCTTAACCTGGTTGTTTTCAAAGCGAAAAAGAAACAACGACTTTCTTGCTGAGCTGCAACAATCAATTAACAATCTCTCAACCAGCTACACCAGCACACTCGACCGGCTTGTTGATGTACAGAAACAAAACAGTCAGCTGCTCATAAATCAAAACACCCTCGAGGCTCAAAACAAAGAGCTGATGGAAAACCAAAGAGTTCTGAAGCAGGAAATTGAGCAGCTACGGGATGAGAATAAAGGTTTGATCAAAAAGCTTAACGAACTTAACAAATTACTGAAAAATGAAACTAGCGCTCTCAATAATAGCAGCCGTAACCCTGATAAGCTGTAACAGACATTCACTGCCTCAGCAGGTTCCGGTAAAAACTATCGAGACCATAAGAGAACGCCTGGTGCCAGTTCCGGTACCCGCCGACAGCTCCCTGCTTACCGCATTGTTTGCGTGCGACTCGCTTAACAATGTTTATTTGAAGTCCATAAATGAGCAAAAGGGGAAAGGCATAGAGTCATCGGTTTCTTTTGAAAACGGGCAGTTTAGTTATAAAACAAAAACTCCCTCGGACACAATTTATATTCCTGTTACCGACTCAATTTTCATAACTGAAGTACCAATAACCATCGAAGTGCCTGTTGAAACAAACAAGCTTCTATGGTGGCAAAAGTGGCTGATGTATTTCGGTGGTGGCTTCCTGCTATTTGCAGCTGGTAAGGTTTATAACTATATAAAAAAGTAGGGATGGCTGTAGCTAAAGTAATATATGTTGAGGTTGGCCAGTCCCTCATTGACCTCGCCCTTCAGGAATACAAAGCTGTTGAAGGCATGTTCCTGCTCATGCTGGCCAACCAGGATATTGTTACCTCTTTAACGGTTGAGCTTGCCCCCGGGCAAGCCTTAAAAGTTTGGCCGGTAAAAGTAGTAAAGGAAATTGCGCAGCGCACCGAAAGCCTCACGCCATATCTGTCAATTTTAATGCAGTGGATTACCGCGGTTGGTGGTGGCGGAACCGGTGGCGGCGGGCTAAACGATGGCGACTATGTTCACATCCGGGGCGATGAGGTGGTAAGCGGTATTAAAACATTCGTGAATACCATAAGAACCTCGGAGATTGAGGAAATTGCCGACGGGGGTATAAGCGTTGAGGGAATTTACATGAAGGATGGCGTACTGGATGCCGGTACATTTTAATTGAGTATTAATACTAAAAAACTTTGCAATGAGTGTAATTAAAGTAAAACGCGGCCTTGCCGCAAATCTACCAACCTCGGGCATGAACCCGGGTGAATTTCTGTTTGCAACAGACACCGGAGACTTATATATCTGTCAATCGGCCACAGTAAAAATTCTGCTCGCTAAAGGGACTGACCTGGGCCTTTACCTGGCTAAAGCGCAGAACCTTGCCGATGTGCCTGATAAAGCGGCGGCACGCACCAACCTCGGCGTTTACAGCACCACGGAGGTTGATCAGCTACTTGCCGGCCTCCGATGGAAGGAGCCAGTGAAAGCCTGTACAACGGCCAACATTACCCTAAGCGCTACTATGACCATCGACGGTGTTGCACTTGTAGCCGGTGACCGCGTACTTGTGCGCGCTCAGACTGACCAGAAAACAAATGGCATCTATGTAGTAGCCGCCGGGGCCTGGACAAGAGCATCAGACGCTGACACCGCCGCTGAGCTGCTGAATGCCGCCGTATTCGCTTCACAGGGTACTCAATACGCCGATACAGCGTGGGTTTGTACAACCGACAGTATTTCCATCGGAACCAGCAACATTATGTTTGTGCAGTTTGCCGGTTCAAGTACTTACCTGGGCGGATATGGCGTTGACATTACCGGAAATACCATTGACCTAAATCTTGATGAATTGGCGGCAGATACTACCATGGTTGGGGCCGATCAGATTGTATTCATCGACATTAGCGCTACAGGTACGGCCCGGTTCAAAAAAATAACCCGGGACAATTTTTTAACCGGGCTTGGTATTACAAGCGACACCTATCAGGTGAAAGTATTGGCTGCAAGCACTCCAAACTATTTAGACGCAGTTGTAACAGCCACTGAAGGCGTACAAAAAGCAAGCGCGGCAAGTACTATGACTGTGCGCATGGACGTGAACGGGCTCGCCCAGGAAACTAATATTGATGCAACGCTTGACATGGTTCCCGCCTACGATGCATCTGCCACCGGCCATCGAAGGGCATCTGTTAACAACCTTATTGCAAATGCAACCATCGACGGAGGGAGCTTCTAATGAGTAACCTAATTCTACATAAAAGGAGTAGCACACCGGGTGGCAAGCCAGCACTGAGCCTGCCACTTGGTGAGCTTGCAGTTAATACTGCCGATGGCGTTCTTTTTACAAAAAAGAATGCTGGCTCCGATGTTATGGTTGAATTTAACGGCTCTGAAACGCCTCACCTTTTCAGGCATCAGGGAACCGTCTCTAACCCCGCAGCGGGGTATGTTAAGCTATACCCCAAATCCGACAATAACTTCTACAAGCGCACCTCAGCGGGCGTGGAATCGAAATTGTGGGATTCGGCAAATCATGGAACCGAGTCGGGGCTGGATGCTGATTTACTGGATGGCTATCATGCTTCAAACTTTTCACTTTCTTCACACACACATTCATACCTACCACTTGCGGGAGGCACTATTACAGGGAATTTATCAGTAAATGGGAATTTCTTTTTGCCGAATTTGACTGCAAATACAAATGCAAATCAGGTTGTTGTACGCGATGCTACCACAGGACTTTTGCACTATCGCACTGACATGCTTAGGCAGGTCGCTTTGCTCAACCCGGTCGATGGACAAACATTGGTATTTAACGGAACCAACTGGGTAAATAACGCCAATATAAGGTCAGAGCTAGGAGGGGAATACAATACAATCTATATTCGTTCAGCTGAGACTGTGTCTGATTTTGGGGATTCTGAAATCTACATGACAGCGGAGGAAGGAATATTCTTCAGAACCAACATGGGTAGATCGAACAATGCTGAAGTGATTTTTAATCCGAGCGGAATTTGGAGTACTAAATTAGCTGGCACAGGTGAAAGGTACTTATCAGCAGACGGCAGCGGATTAATAAAAATTGCCACAGTTCAGCCAACCCAGTTTTGGCAGCTCAACTCCATGGGAGGTAATGTACTTGTACCGGTTCAAAGTAACAATCATCTAAGCATATATGAAAACGTACTTACAGCGGGATTAGGCACATTTACATTCATGGATGGCGCTGCGGTAACACTTCAAGGCTACCGTATGGATAAGGTTACAGAGCGTCCAACTTATCTTGAAGCATCTACTC